GGCATCAGGTGGAGCTATTCAGCTACGCGGCGCAGCACATGAGGGCGATTACTCAGACACGGCATTCTTTGCCAAAATTTCCGGCCTCGTTCGACGCCGAAATGCTTACGGATCAGGCGCGGTAGCCGAAAAAGTGATGCCCCATTTAGTTGATACGATGGTAAAGGTCGCAGCAGGCACCGCGCCTGTGCGTCTTGACCCCGGTCAATTCAAGTGGATTCAGCAGAATCCTGAATATGCTGGCGTGGCATTAGGTCAACAATTGGCAGTTGACGCCATGGCGGACATGCTGAACGCTTCCATTAGCGCAACCTATGCCGCACTGTCTGGCCAGTCTGCCGTTGTGTATAACGCTACAGCACAGACAGCGCCAGAAGACACCCTGTCTTTTAAAAACTTGAATAAAGGGCAGGCTTTGTTTGGCGATCAGTCGGCGTCTATTGTCGCGTGGGTAATGCACTCTAAATCAAGGTTTGACCTGTACGACAAAAACCTTTCAAACAGTGCATCGTTGTTCACCTATGGCACTGTGAACGTCGTTCGTGACCCATTCGGCAAGCTCATCATTGCGACCGATGCGCCTGCGCTGTTCTTGGATGAAGCGGGCGGCGTTGGTATTGATCATTATGTCACTTTGGGCTTAGTCCCCGGCGCTGTCATGATCGGCCAAAACAATGATTTTACTGCCAACGAAGAGGCGAAAAACGGCAGCGAGAACATTGTGCGCACCTATCAAGCTGAATGGTCATACAACATTGGCGTTAAGGGCTTTTCTTGGGATAAAGCCAACGGTGGGAAATCTCCTAACGACGCTGCATTGGCCACTTCTACCAACTGGGATCGTTACGCAACTTCGCATAAAGACTTGGCGGGCGTAGTGGTCAAGACTAAGTAACGTAGACCGTGAGAGGGCTTCGGCCCTCTTGCTTTAATGCGCACAGGTGAGCCATGAGCAAGGCAAAAATCATTTATTTTATCAATGGATCTGTGCCAAGCGCTGATGATTTGGCAAATGCTGAAAAAATTCAGGGCGTGGTTGTGTTCCGGAACGTGAAATTTATTTTGCCAGAAGACGCGGCAGAACCTTGTGACGGCGTAGCAGGCGCGGTGCCAAAGCAGTACCTAGGCGTGGCTTCTGCTGAATCCGCTGTAGCTCATGCGGCGAAAGAAGAAAATGCGACGCAGGCAAAGATAGATGCAATTGATAACGAGAAGCCATTAAAGCCGACGCGGAGCAAGGCTGGCGTTGACCAATAGGCGGATGGATATCTCAATTATATTATTTGAGTAGATCGAGGCTCTGCAATGAGTAATAAAAAGGTCATTTATTTTACAAAATCCGAAACCACAACGCCAGGCGAAGAGGTGCAGATTGCTAGTGTTCCTCATAAAACAGTGGTTGTTAGAAATTCGCTTGCTAACAGCCGCTACGGTGACGCGTTAGAATCATGTGATTTTGTAGCTGGATCGCCTCCTCAGGCATATTTGGAAGCATATCCTTTCCTGGCTCAACTCAATTGCATGTCTAATGTCATTGTTGCGGCTGGTGATAGCCGAACGGCTGGCACTTATTCGACATCTGCCACGACATCTTATTTCGAGTCGAAATTCCCGTTGCCATGGGCTGCGGCCATGTGTAACGGGGCGGCGATTTTGAGAGAAATTGATTATGGGGTTGGCGGAGATACTACCGCAACGTTATTGGCAAGATGGCAGACTGTTTTAGCTGATAGCGCGCCCAATATTTTCCTGCTAATTGGCGCAAATGACAGAGGCAGCGCCAACTTAACACTTGCTCAGTCAATCAGCAACATGGTGGCAATGCTAGACGCTGCTGGGGCTGCTGGGAAAATGGTGTTTTTGGCAGATGAAATGCCTTACGGCGCATTAACAGGGACACAAAAAGACAATCATTTAGCGTTTTCTAAATGGCTTGGAAGCGCGACAGGCGCTTTATTAAGACGGCCTTGGGTAGTATCGGTGCCAACATTTGCGGCAGTTTGCAAATATGGCGAGACAAACTTGTTTGCTACTGATTTTTCAACAGACGGTCTACATCCAGTTCCAATAGGGGCGTTTCATGCGGGGCGAGCATTGGCAACGGCGCTAAGAGACAAAATGGCCCCGTTGAAAATGGGCCGATTCGCGCATTCATGGGCTGAGCTATGCTCTAATCCAAACTTGACAGGAACATCAGGATCCACCGGTAGCGGAGTATCTGGACAACTTGCTACATCGCATTCATTAACGTTATCGTCAGCTGCCTCCGGGGTTACTGTAGCAGCAAGTAAGGTAATTGCTGAAGACGGTACAGAATATCAAAAATTAGTATTTTCAGGGACCCCTTCCGCTGCCGATGGCAGGGCGGAATTCAGGACAGAAATCGACCTTGGAGCTGTATCGACTGGAGATTTATTTGTTGTCGGATGTGAATTTATTGCAAACGGGTTGCAAAATATAGCAGCTATAACGACTGAGACTCAGTTACAACCAAATGCGATTCGCTCTAGGGCGCTTGACGTATATTCAGGAAGTTTGATTCCGAAGGAAATGAACGCACATTTTTATCATGTGACGCCTATAAGTTTCCCGATAGACAAGGCAGTAAATACTAATGTCAGAGCAGCGGTTAACATTATGTTCGGGACTGCGGCGGCTGTAAGTGGGACTGTTTTGATCAAGAGTCTAAAAGCGAGGAAAGTATAGCATGGTAACGATCACAGTTGAGACAGGGGTAGGCGTTCTTAACGCCAACTCATTTGTGACCGTAGCAGAGGCTAGGAGCTATGCGCTTGACCGTGGAGTAGTGTTGTCTGCGGTAGATGACACAGTGGCGGCGCAGCTTATTAAAGCAAAAGATTACCTTGAGGCTCTGGCCGACCAATATCAGGGCTATATGGTCAGCGCAGAGCAGGCGTTACAGTGGCCAAGATCAGGCGTTTATCTGTATGACAGTGAAGCGGAATTTTCGGCCACGGCCATACCAAAAGAGCTGAAAGCGGCGCAATGCGCTCTGGTGATGGCGCTGGAGAGCGGCGTAGACATCACGCCTGCTTATACGCCATCGCAGTTGGTTATCGAGGAAACGGTAGGGCCGATCACGACAAAATACGCCGATCCAAGAGGCGCAAAGCCTACACCGGTCATGACGGCAGTTAATGCCATGATTGCGCCCTTGTTGGAGCGTAAAAAAGCGAGCTTGCGAACTGTTAGGGTGTAAGCATGGGGCAATACGACCGGCAAATAAGTTCTGCAACAAAGCTGATTGCCAAAAACGGGCAGTTGGTCAAATGGCGCATTGTTCGCGATGCCGCCCCGGTCGATACTGCGCAGCCTTGGAAGCCGACGGAGCAGGCCGCTCCAGTTGACCACCCGGTGACTATTGCATTTCTACCGCTAAGCGGCGACATGCGGAAAACAATAACGCGCCTGCGCGGTACGGAAGTGCCAATAAATTCGACGATGGGCCTTATGGCCGCCGTGGACTTTAACCCAACGGCAAAGGATGTTGTGATTCGTGACGGCCAAGAATGGCGCATCGAGTACATTGATTTACTGGCTCCGAACGGTCAGAAGATTTTATACACAGTGGCGTTCAAGGCATGACGACGACATACAGCAACGCCATTGACGAAATAAACGCAATGTTCTGGACAGATTGGAACTCTGTTAAAACGTCCGATCTTGCCGGGTATGTGCCAGAAGTTCGATGGCAGCATGTCGAAGGGGTGGCCCCGCCGGATGGCTCAAAGTTTTGGGCAAGGGTATCCAGCCAGACAGCTTTTGAGGAACAAACGGCGCTTGCTGGAAATGATGGCGCAAGGCGTTATACTGCATCAGGCATAGTGATTGTGCAGCTGTATTGCCCAAAGTCATTATCGAGAGCGGGGGAGATTGGCCGAAAGTTGGCAGAGGTGGCGAGGAATTCTTTCAGAGGGAAATCCACATCAAGCAGCGTATGGTTTCGCAATGCTCGAATAAACGAATTGGCACCAGAAGAAAACGTCTATCGGTTTAACATCGTGGCCGAATTTAATTACGATGAAATGGGTTAAGGAGCAGCCAAATGGCTAACAAAATAGATTCCAATATCACGGGGCTGGCCTTTGCCGAAGAGACAAGCCTGAAAGTTTTGCCGGTTACGCCGATCTGGTACGGCTTAGAGCCAAACAGCTATTCAGATTTTGGTGGCGAAATTTCAACCGTTGCGCGAGCGCCGATTGACCCTTCGCGCCAGAACAAAAAAGGCACGATTACCGACCTCGACGCATCGGGCGGGTTTAATATCGACTTCACAAGGTCAAACCTGACGCGCTTGCTGCAAGGATTCTTTTTTGCTGACGCAAGGGAGCTGCCTACTACAGTGCCACTTAACGGCACAGCCGTTGCGTTAACAAGCGTCACAGCAACGACAAAAACCTACGCGGCAGCTTCCGGGCTGGGCACGTTTGCAGCGTTGCAGCTGGTTAATGCTACCGGATTTACAAATGCGACAAATAACGGCTTAAAAACGGTGGCATCTTCAACGGCTGGCACTGTTGTCGTCAATGAAACGCTTGTTGATGAAGCGTCTCCACCATCAGCTGCCAAACTCCAGTCTGTAGGCTTTCAGTTCGCAAGCGCAGACGTGGCTATTTCTGTGACGTCTGGGATTCCCCGTCTCACGTCAACAGTGGCCAACTTTACAACATTGCCCGGATTAATTCCCGGACTTTGGGTGTTCCTTGGTAGCGATACAGCGAGCAAGCGTTTCGCCAATAACGTCGGCTATGCCAGAATAAAATCCATTGCAGCCAATGCGATAGTTTTTGACGATACGACATTCACCCCGGTGACAGAGGCTGGCACGGGCAAAACGATTCAAATGTTTGTGGGCACCGTTATCAAGAACGAAAAAACGCCTGCTTTGATCAAGCGCCGCACGTATAACATCGAGCGACAGCTGGGGGTGGGCAACACAGCTACACAGGCCGAATATCTGGAAGGCGCAGTGGCCAACGAGTTTACGCTGAATATCCCGCAAGCTGAAAAGCTGAACGCTGACTTAGGCTTTATTGCCGTGGATAACACGCAGCGATCAGGCGAAGCAGGCGACGAGATCAAGTCGGGTACGCGCGTTGGTTCGCTTGGTGAAGATGCCTTCAATACGTCATCCGATATCTACCGAATAAAAATGGCTGTGCTTGACCCCGCAACATCAGCGCCAACCGCTCTGTTTGGTTACGTGTCAGACGCCAGCATTACTATTGGCAACAACGTATCACCAAACAAAGCCGTGGGCATCTTGGGCGCGTTTGATACAACAGCGGGTAACTTTGAGGTGGGCGGCTCATTAACGGCTTACTTTACGACCACGCCAGCTGTCAACGCTGTTCGACAGAATGCGGACGTAGGACTGTCAATCATCGGGGCCGCTAAAAACGCCGGTTTCGTGTTTGATATTCCTTTGCTTGGCTTAGGTGGCGGACGTTTGGCAGTAGAGAAAGATGCGCCGATTACCGTGCCTTTAGAATCAGCAGGCGCGGAAAACGTAAACGGGTATACTATGCTTCACGAATCATTTAGCTACTTGCCAAACGCGGCAATGCCTGCATAAATGTAAAAACTAAAAGGGGGTCTAATCTGGCCCCTTTATTCAAAAGAGGTTCAAATGTCACTTTTTAAACAATTCAAAACAGATTCAGTAAAAGAAACGCAAGGCGTAAAAATTTACATGCCGGAAGCGGAAAACGACGACGGCACAATTCCAGAATTTACGATTGCCAGAATGGGCAAGACAAATAAGCGATATTCAAAGGCGCTTGAAGCAGGCACCAGAGAGCACCGGCGAGCAATGGAAAAGGGTTTGCTGAGCAACGAGAAGGCCGAAGAGGTATTTTTAACCGTCTTTATCGACACAATTTTAATCGGCTGGGCAAATATTCAGGACGCCAAGGGTAAGTTGATCGAGTTTAACAAGGCCAACGTGCGGAAACTTCTCGAAGAATTGCCCGAAGTTTACGAGCGATTACAGGACGAGGCCAGATTGCTCGATAATTTCCGCGCCGATGCGTTGGAAGTAGAAGCAAAAAACTAACAGAAGTTCTGGCGTATATGCTGGAGATGGGGCCGGTTGAGCAGTCTATAATCAGGCAAGCAATCCAAGCTGGCCACCCATTGCCGGACAGAATCGCCAACGCGCCAGAGCTTCAAGAAGGTTTACAGCTTTATTTGCAGGCGTTTTTTGATTTAGATAGCGAGCGATCACACGCCACGGCCCCGACAGCTATTCCGTGGTCGAGCGTGCAATATTACGCCAGTTCGTTCGATTTTGACGAAGAGCAAACGGAAGATTTGCATTTTTTCATACGTCGAATGGACAGCGAACACCTGAAAAGGATTGATAAAAAACTGAAACGGCGGTGACGAGATGGCAAAGGGTAAAGGCTTGCAGGATTTGGCGAAGAAGACCAAGAGAATGCAAGCAGCTATCGAAGCCGCTGCCTCTAATGTTGCCGTGGACGTTGCTCAATCTATCGTTGGCACCCTTGCCTTTACAACGCCTGTCGATACATCAAATGCGCTGTCAAACTGGCGAGCCACGCTCGACGCCCCTGCTTCTGACACAATAGGGCCGCACTTCCTTGGCTCAAGAGGATCGACGAAGAAATCAAGCGCCACCGCAACGTATGAGGGGGCGCGTCCTGTTTTGGCAAAGAAAAAGCCAAGCCAGCCTATCTACATCACAAACAACGTCGATTATATTACCAAGCTGAACGAAGACCACGCGCAGTCGGGATTTGTTGAGCGCGCCGTATTATTGGGCCGCAAACGAGCGAGCAAAAAACTAAAGTTGCAGGGCTTATAAAATGACAGACGAACGAATAGTCATTGAGGTAGTCGATAAAGTAGCGCCCAGCATCGCGCCCAATTTAGATAAAATCGCGGCGGCATCACAACGCGCCGACCTTGCATTGCAGCGGCTTGCTACTGAGAAGCAGCGCACAGCCACGGCAGCGCAAAGGCTGGCCACTGAGCAGCAAAGGACAGCGACGGCATCACAGCGCCTTGCCATGGCTACGTCACGCGCAAGCATAGCGCAAGCACAGAGCGCCACGGCATCACAGCGGCTTGCTACTGAACAGGCGCGAACGGCTGGCCAAACATCACGCGCAGCAGCGGCGGCAGATCGGGCAGCTATTGCGGCCCTTCGACTATCGCAGGCTCAAGAAAGGGCGGCGCAATCATCGCAGCGTGCGGGTGTGTCCATGGGCAGCTTTGCCCGTGGTGCGGCGGCGATAGCTGGAACGGTGTTGAGTGCTGGCGCGATATTGCAAAGCGCCGATGCTTACACGGCATTAGGGAATAAATTACGGATAGTTTCTGATAACACCGAACAGCTGGTTGAATTAAGAGACAGGCTTTTTCAGGTTGCGAACGAAACGCGGTCAGGTGTCGAGGCCACGGTTGTTTCCTACACGCGATTTGATAACGCGTTAAATGGGCTTGGCAAGTCGCAAGAAGATTCTATACGACTCACGACGACTGTGAACAAGCTATTAAAAGTTGGCGGCGCAACAGCCCAAGAAGCGGCGAGCGCACAAATTCAGCTATCGCAGGCGTTTAACTCAAACACGCTGGCCGGTGAAGAATTTAGGGCTATATCTGAAAGCATGCCAAAGCAGGTGCGGATAGCATTGGCCGAAACATTGGGCATACAAGAAAGCGCACTGAAAAAAGCGGCGGAGAATGGATTAATCACTGGGGACGTTTTATTTAGAGCGTTTCAGCAGCTTGAAGGCTTTGCAGACTCCAAATTCAAGGAAACAATCACCACGCTGCCCGAAGCGATGACCGTGCTGAAAAACAGAACCGTCGAGGCGTTTGGCAAGATTAACGAATCGCTAGGAATCACGGCGGGACTATCGCAAGCAATCGTTTTCCTCGCTGAAAACATGAAAACGCTGGCAGTGGTGGCGACCGCAGCAGGGGCGGCGTTATTGGTGGCCGTCGGGCCTGCCTTGGTCGGAGCGTTGGCGACAGCCACGGGGGCGGTGCTCACGTTTACCGCAGCCCTTGCCGCTAACCCTATAGGATTGCTCGTTGTAGCGGTGGCGGCTGGCTCGGTGGCTCTGGCGGCCTTTGGCGATGATATAAAGTTTGCCGGTGATAAGGTCGTGACGCTCAAAGATGCGGTTGCCAGTGCGTTTGGCTATATCAAGCAATCAATTTCAGCGGTGACTGGCTTTTTCCGCGATCTTTGGGATGGTGCGCTGGAGTACGTCGGCAAAAAGTTAACTGATTGGGGCGGCAGCTTTGGCGGAATTTTTACAGACCTAAGGCTGGACTTTTCAGCCGTTGGCAACCTAATCATTGGCACGATGGTCGGCGCGTTTGATGCGATCAAAGTCGTGTGGGATAAATTCCCGCAAATAATGAAATCGGCGTTTGTTGGCGCTGTGAATTTTGCAGCAGAAAAAGCCGAAGAGCTGGTGAATGTCTGGCAGCTGGCCCTGCGCGGCATTGCGAAACTGAGCGAAGAGGCGTTTCCAAAAATGGCCAAAAGCCTAAACGACGCGCTGGATAACTCAAGAATCAATTTGCCACGACTGGAGATGCCAAAAGATTCAGCGGCGGCGCTGTCTGACATTAAAAAAGCGGTAACCGATGCTTACACGCCGGACTATATCGGCGGGATTGCTGACAGCTTAAAAGTCAATGCAGAGCTCGAGAAAGGCGCAAAAGGAAAGCTACGCGGCGCAGGCGACAAGCCAGACGATGCGGCGGCGGCAGGGCTGGCAGAGGCGGCAGAAAAGAGGTCAGCGGCCCTTGCTAAAGTTAACGCCCAGCTTGATAACGAGATAGCACGCATGGGCATGCTTAAACCGCTGAGGGAAGAGCAGGCACGGTTTGATCAAATCGCGGAAACTTTGGCGGGTAAAAAGATTCAGCTTTCAGCGTCCGAAGAGTCGGCGATAAAGAGCAAAATCAAAGCGATTCAGGAAGGCCAAGAGGCGCAACGTGAATTTGATCGGATTTATGACGAATCGACACGGGCGCAGCGTGACTACAACGCCACGATAACGGCGGCGAAAACGCTACTATCACAGGGAGTGATAACGCAGGCCATCTACACAGCAGAAGTCGAGAAAGCGGCCAGCGCATTGGCAGATGCCAAAGACCCAATGCGCGGCTATAACCAAGACCTTGAAGAGCAATTCAGGCTGTTGAAACTTTTACCGCCAGCCCGACAGATTGAACAGCAAATGATACAGCTCGAAAACGCCGCGATTGCAGCAGGCATTCCAGGCCGCGAAAAGTATCTTGAGCAGAAGCGGAAAGAATTAGAGCTATTGCAGCAGAAAGCTGGATTAAGCGCGGCGAATGATGCGCTGTATGCACAATTCGAGCAGCCACGGCAAGACTTTGCGAATCAAACGACCGCTGTAAAAGAGATGGAAGCAGGCGGCGATAAAGACAGAGCGACAAGTGATCTAGTTCAGGGGATGGGGCTAAATCCCGAAGGCTTGCAGGTTAACGCAGATGCACACGTTGCCATACAAGCAGAAATGTATTCGCGCATTGATGAGCTGAGAAAGCAGAATCTTATCAGCGAGCAAGACGCCGCGATGCTGAACGCACAAGTAAACGCCAAGGCCACGGAAATGAGGCTGGCAAATAGTCAAAAGTTCTTCGGGGATTTGGCTTCATTGTCACAGTCTGGGAACAGAAAAGTGGCAATGGTCGGAAAGGCGGCGGCTATCACGACAGCAACTATCGACGGCGTTGTCGCTGTGCAAAAGGCGCTCGCCTCAGCACCACCACCGGCAAACTATGCATTGGCAGCGGCAGCAGGCGTACAGGCGGCGGCAAACGTGGCGAGCATTTCAGGCGCAGGATTTAAGGAAGGCGGCTATACTGGCTCGGGCGGCGTTAATGACGTGGCAGGCGTTGTGCACGGCAAAGAATTTGTAATGAACGCGGGGGCAACTTCACGCATCGGCGTTGCGAACCTTCAAGCATTACAAAGCGGGGCGGCGGGGGTACAGAAAAGCAGCGACCGGGCAGGGTCGGCCAATTCGCCAAACTTCGGGCCAGCACCGGCGCCGATTATCAATAACTCAATGAGCGCGGTGGTGGTACAATCACGCGATGCAGCATTGGCAGCAATAAAATCATCAGGCGGGCAGGCGTTTATAATTGAGACTATTGAGCAAAACGGCGGGACAGTCGCCAAAATTGTCGGAGCAGCATAATGGGTTATTCAATAGGGACGGTCGAAAAGCTGGGGGGCGATGATGCGCACTTAAAGCTGATTGACACGATAAAAACGTTGGCAGAGGCTAACGGCTGGGTGACGCAGCGATTCACGACCAATTCAACATACCGTGAGCTTATTATTAAGTCGACCGGCTTATCTACCACCGAGGAAATCTACCTCGGCTTTAAAACGTATCAGAATATAAACGCGGATTATTACAACATCACCGTGGCCGTGATGACTGGTTACGTTTCAGCGAATAGCTTTGAAGCGCAGCCGGGGTATTTTGCGCGGAGCGTGCCCGCACACAACAACTCAATAACCTACTTTCTCACAGCAAACGCTCAAAGAATTGTGGGCTGTATAAAAGTCGGCACGCCAGTATATGAGCATTTTTATATTGGGAAGTTTTACCCTTACGCAAGGCCGGGTGAATATCCTTCGCCACTGGCTCTTGGCGCAATGATAGCCGAAGCCGCAACAACACGGTTCAGCGAAACAACGCACCAATTCCCCTATCACGGACGAACTGCGGCGTACTTGTACCACCGAGACCTTCAAGGGGGTTGGCCACAGCCTTCGGTTTATCCTTTTCAGCAGGCAAATGCTGGTACAGTCAACACGCTTGCCGAAAGTGCGACCAAATGCCTAGTTCCAGCCGGAGGTTATTACCAGATGGAGCCTTTGCTTATGATGCAATATAGCACCAGCGTCACAGTACCGGCTAATGTATGGGGCGAGCTTGATGGCGTTTATTTTGTTTCGGGATTTAATAATGCAGTTGAAAACGTCATACAGATGGGCGGCGCTACAGTAGATCAAACAGGCATGACGGTAGCGCAGGCAGTGGCCGCAATTCGTGCAGTTCCGGCGCGTGCTTTTGTAGTGTGCCAAAACGTAAACCAAACAAGCTGGCGCGATTATGTCGCTATTGAGATGAGCTAATTTATGGCATACACATCAGGCACAGCATCAAGCATGGCAGACCTAAAAACAGCGTTAGAAAACGCATGTGTCGCAAACGGCTGGACGTTGACAAGCGGGATTTTGTCAAAAAGCGGGACGTATTTTCAGCTCACGGCAGAAACCGCACAGCTTACGCTTAGAGGAGGCACAGGGCAGACAGGCGCAACGTTAGACGACCAGCCAGCAGGCTCGGCGGGAGCTAGGATTATCAACTCTTTGGGGACAACGTGGACTTATCCAGTTAATTATGAGATCCACAACTTCGCCGGACCTGATGAAGTTTATTTTATCGTCAACTATAACGCGGATTATTATCAGCATTTAAACTTCGGAAAATCGGATGTGCTAGGTATTGGAGGCACTGGTAATTGGTTTACAGGGTCTTACAGCACAGCATACACTAGCGCCAACGCAGGAACCGAATTTAGCATATATGCTGGAGCCACCGACTCATTTGCGCCGTATAATGGGGCTAATGTCTTCGGTCTATTCACTGCATATCACGAAAGCTCATCCAATAGTTATATTCACACTGGTTTGGAGGTGACTAGCTGGAAAATAAGTAGAAATGGTTCAGTAGTCGGAACCTTATTACCCCTACATTGGGCGGCGGGATTAATACATTCATTGCCAAATCTAACGAATAATGCAACCGTCCTAATCCCAGTTAAGGCGATTCAGATAAGAAACAGCGGCGGCAGAACGATAGTTGCAAACCCAAAAAACGCACGATTTTTAAGAATAGATTATATAAATCCCGGCGATATTATTACGTTTGGCGCTGAGCGGTGGAAGGTCTACCCGTTTTATAGAAAAAACGCCAGCGAGCGCAATGGTGTTTTTATCAACAATGGATCGGCAACCCACTCAGGGACTATTGCGTGTGCTATTAGATACACCGGAGCATAAGCTATGGCGGGAGTACTGGCGGGTGTTTTAGAGGCAGGATATAAAGGCGGGGAAATAAACGCCTTTATATCCCCCGACCTGAATAAATACACAGAGGCAACCTTTGCACCTACGCTGTATTTAACAGAGGCCGCAGGCTTTGGCGTTTACGGATCATACAGCTCATTTAGAAGCGCACCGCAAACCCGACAGCAGCTTCTAGGCAGCGCGCAGCCTTCATTCCTACAAGATTATTACTATCGGGTTCACATCACGCCGTCGCGGTTAGACTTGCAAACCGTGGCGTCTTCACAAACGCGCCAGTTTCAAGTCTGGAACGCATGGCCAGCGACAGCGGCGCAGCTCACTAACGTAACTGTTTCCAATACGGCAGGGATTGAAATAACCGGGCAGGCTTACCCCTACGCTATGCAGCCGCTTCAGGAGTTAACCTACGACGCAACCGTAGGCATAAGTGGGCCGCCGAATATCAATGTGAATGTTCAATTCGACTTTTCCAATGTAGCCGACCCGCTACCCTTATTAATTGTGGGCACGCGAGCGGTAAAATTCGACGTTGTGCCAGAGGTGCCTGTTTACGAAGCATGGGAATGGCTGTCAGATATGATGGTGGCAGTGGATGGCACAGAGCAGCGCATTGCATTGCGCGGAGAAGTGCCGCGTGTTGAGCTTGGATTAAAAGTTAAATTCGACACCAGCGAATCAATACGCGGCTTCTACGCCGACCTTGCTGCAACAGTCGGCCGGTTATGGATTCCTGAATACCAATATGCAACAAGGACAACGGCGCTAAGTTTGACCGGCGGTTTACAGCTGTATTACGACGCGACGAAGACAGATATCAGGGCCGGTGAGTTTGTCATGGTTCAGACGCCAACGGCTGTTTATTTGCTGGGGATTGACGTATTAAACGGCAGCGGCGCAACGGTGGTTTCAACGCTGGCGGCAGATATACCGGCAGGCTCGCTAATCATGCCGGGTTCGCCTGCGATTCTTGCCGATCAAACATCCATTGACCGCTACGCAGTGAACCAAGCGGCAGAAACAAAGCTAAGTTGTATGCTGACCCGGCAGCGAACAGTGCTAACGCGCACAGGTTCAGCGGTGACTTTGCCAACGTTCCTTGGCGCTCCTGTGATGGATAAAAGGCCGCTCGCTAACAGCTTGGTGGCCGATGAATTCTCGACTGGTCAGATATCGCTAGACAACCAGACCGGCTTGCCGGATATCGTGTCTTACTGGGATTACACGCGAATCGGAGGGCCGCGAACTTTTAAAGTTAACCGTATGCAAACACCGGCAGAGATGGATTACTGGAAAACGTTTCTTGCTTATTGCCGAGGGCGAGCGCGGAAATTTTGGGTGCCAACGTACCGTGACGACATGGAATTGACGGTTACGCCATCAGACGCGACCACGACATACACAATCAAAGGCACAGCTTACGCTGAGAAAATTTGGCCGATTGTTACGCACAAATACATTGAAATCGAAACGGCATCAGGCATACACAGGACGCAGATATCAGGGGCCAGCGTTACAGGCACGGACACTATTCTGAATTTGGCCACGGCGCTACCGACTGGCGCGGGATGGATTGACGTGAAAAGAATTTCGTATTTATTGCCATGCCGATTGGGTGACGATAAAGCAGAATGGAAGCATTACGGACTTGAAAGCGTGTTGAGCATTTCGATCAGAACGGCAGAAGTTTAAATGACGGATTATGATGATAAGGAAAAAAGCCTAAGCGATAGCGCCCCTTATGAGCTGTTCGAGTTTATTGGGACATATCGCAACTATTACATGACCTCGGACAGCTACGCGCACACGTTCGCCGGAAACGTTTACAATCCAGTGCCGGGGCTAAGTCGCAGCAGCTTAAAAGTGGGCACGCACACGGACAGCAGCGTGGACGTAACGATAGAAATGCCAATCACTGAGCAGCTGGCGATTGATTACGGGTTCCAGACCACGCCGCCTTCCTTGAAGCTGACCATCTACCGATTACAGCGCGATGCGGCTAATTACGTGCCGTACTGGAAAGGCACGATTGCAGGGATAACGATAAACGACAACATTGCATCGTTTAAGGTGCCTTCGATATTCAGCAATATTTTGCAAAGCAACATTCCGAACGTTTACGTCCAGCCGCCGTGTAATAACGTGCTTTTTGATTCGCTGTGCAAAGTTTCGCGGGTATCGAATGCGCTCGATACGACAGTCAGCACGGTGACGGGCCGGGTGGTGACTATTCCATCCTTGGGCGCTTTTGCAGACGGCTGGTTTGTCGGCGGCGAGATCACGGTGCCAGCAAGAAACGAGCGGCGCATGATTGTGGCTCAGACGGGAACATCGTTAACCGTGAATTATGAATTTAGCAAGCTGCCAATAGGCACATCTATTCAAGTAACCGCTGGGTGCGACCATTCTTATGATGGCGCGAACGGGTGCCCAAAATTCAGCAATCAACCAAACTTTGGCGGCCTTCCATTCGTGCCGGGGGATAGCAACAACGTGTTTGTGAAAGGAGTTGGCTAATGTGGATGGCGTTTTTATTTGTTGCGTCGTTGCTGTTATCAGCAGCCATGATACCAAAGCCTAATCTGGAAAACGCGCGACCGTCAAAGCTGGGGGACTTTCGCTTTCCAAGGTCTAAACACGGCGACCCCTTGCCCTTGGTGTGGGGGACAGTTTTACAGAAATCGCCCATTGTCGCTTGGTACGGCGACTATACAGCGGTGCCAATCAGGGAAAAAATCAGGGTTGACCCGTTCAACTCGAAACATCAGACAATCGGCCATAAGAATTACATGGGCATTGATTGCGTTCTGTGCCTTGGGCCGGGTGTGAAGTTGCGCAAAATATTTTCAGACGATGAACTGGTCTGGTCGGGAAATATCGCGGCTGGAAACCTGACGATAAATCTTCCCGAATTATTCGGCGGCGAAAAAGATGGCGGCGGTTTATCTGGAGATTTGACGTTTTACGATGGCTCATACAGCCCAGCGCAGGACGCCTACTTGATCACTCACTTAGGCGCAAATGTTCCCGCGTACAACGGCATAGCGCGAGTTCTTTTTAAGTCGTTCTACATTGGCACCAGCACCACGCCGAGGGCTTTTAGCTTTGAAGTTTCACGCATTACAGCAGGGCTTCACGCCACCTATTCAGTCATGCCGAACGGCCTTGACGTAAACCCGATGGAGGTTATTTATGATGCCTTCGTACAAGACCACGGGCGACTGGGTATTGCATCCAGTGAGCTAGATTTACCGTCATTCATCGCCTGTGCGACTACGCTTTATAACGAAGGGCTGGGAATGTCTTTGCTGGTTCAGTCAGCGATTACCGGGAAAGATTTGCTCGAAGAAGTCATGCGGGTGGCTGACGGGATCTTGTACCAAGACCCGGCCACCTCCAAGATTATAGCAAAGCTAATCCGAGAAGATTACACGGTAGGCACTCTGCCTGTTTTCAATGAATCGAACATTTTATCACTAACAAATTTCCAGAAAACGACATGGGAAAATACATTTAATCAGAGCCGCGTTACATTCAAAGACCGCAACAACAACTACGAAGACAGCGTGGCCCTTACCCAAGATTTCGCCAATATCAACTTTCAAAACCGGGTGAAATCGACAGATATTAACGTCCCCGGCTGCCATGACGCCACGATTGCTTCAAAGCTGGCAGTGCGACAAATGGCCATGTTGAACGCACCGCTTTATAAGTGTGAAATCGTTGTGAACCGTACAGCGCAGGACTTGCGGCCCGGTAGTGTTTTTGTGCTGAGCTGGACACCTTTTGCAATCACACAGATGATAATGCGGGTAACCAAAATTGACTTCGGCGGCCTTGCTTCCAATAGAATCAAAATCTCATGTGTGCAAGACAGGTTTTCATCAGGATTGGTGACGTTCGCCGCGCCAGAGCCAACAGGCTGGACGCCGCAAGTGGTTACGCCGCTGAATGTGGCAACGCGGCTATTATTCACGCCTCCAGCTTACTTATCATCAGCAGGAAGCACAGAAACACCAGCGACCTTTGATAATTCAGGGCGGTTATATTGCGTGGCGGTGGCACCGAGCGGCGCGTCAATTTCGTTTGACGGAATGTTAAGTACGAATAATTTCGCAACAGACCCGACCGTGGCTCTTGATGACGCCCCCTACAACGGCGGCGGCCTGCTTTTAAATTCTTACGCTTCAACAGTGGCAGCGGCGAGCCGTTATGACACCAGCTCAACGCTTGTCGTCACCGGCGTGGCTAAATCAGCAATCAGTAATTTAAAGCAGCACACGACGCTGGCACAGGCTCAAGACGGGTCTTCACTATTGATGATCAATAACGAGCTGTTTGTATATGTTGGCTTTGTAGACAACGGCGGCGGCCAAGTTACGTTCCCAAAAATATACCGTAGTGTTTTGGACACGGCCCCAGCAACGCACGCAATCAACGACCGCGTGTGGTTTATCAATTCTGGCGACGGCCTGTTACCGGATTTGCTGGCTACAAGTACCGTTGGCTATGTGAAGCTACTTGACCAAACCACGGGCGGCGAGTTGCCAATCGGTTCAGCAACGGCATTCAGTGCAACGCTATCGAATCGAGCAGGCTTGCCGCTCCAGCCGCAGTATTTAACACTCAACGCAAGCAGGGCGCCAGCTACCACGGTGGGCGCAACATCCATCACGGCAGCATGGAGAAACCGCAGCAGGGCCGACACGACTTTACGGGTTTATGATGACCCGGCGACAAACAGAGAAGCGGACACACAAACCCGCGTGCGGTGGAGAGTTGGCGCCGGAGGCTATACGACTGTGCTCACGACTGGCAATAGCGTGGCGCTTGATGTAACAGGCTTAACCGGCACGCTTGAAGTGATTGTGGATTCGCAAATTATCTCAAACGGCAAATATTCGACGAATAACGATACACTCACGATGGAGCTGACTTGATAGCTAGGGGAGAAATAAGCCTCGCTTATTTGCCCCTTTAAGCTGGATGATGCCTTTCTCAACCAATCGCCGCCACGTTCGCACCATTGCGCGGCGCATGTAGAACTCTCTATCAAGCTCAGTCATGGCAGGGGCCAGCGTGCGGCGGTCTATCGCGTCGTGGCATGATGAGCACGCATAGCACGCGCTAATGTCGTCGGGCTTGGTGCCCATGCCGTTCGATTCGTCTGGCAAGTGGGCAAGTACTGTGGTTTGCCAGTTGTGGTTACAGACTCCAACTATCTGAAGCGTGCAAGGTTCTTCCCGTGCGCTGGCGCGTATCTTATTTGATATTATTTTCATATTCACCCCATAGCCAATAGTTGATTTATAGCTTCCTCTGCATGGTTCTCATTCTCGAAAACACGGGATAGGATCATCTTCCAAACTACGCTAAACGCAGCTTTGTAAAATTCGTTAAATTCATCTTGACCCATCGAATTGAAATTTATTGAAAGCGGCTCTTTGCGTATGCCAGCAGGTGATTGTTCATAGACAAAATATCCAGCCTCAACTTTTACCCACCTATGCAACGCCTCCAGAGACTTCTCAGGGGCTTCTATGCGCTGGGCGCGGCTATCCCTTAGCTCAGACAGGAAAGCGGCGCAGGCGCGACGTACGGCGCCAGAATTGCCACCTTTACGGTCGAGCCAATCCGCAAACCTATTGAGCGTCCCTTTTTCGCTTGGAGTGATCAGGCCGCCGGTTGGTTCCCAGTAGTCAAACGCCAAAGCCAGTAGGCCGCCGAAATATAATTTGTGATGCTGGAGTGACCGGGCATGCAGCGTTGTGGCCTTGATCCGCACGCCTTGGCCGACCTTCCACGCTCTAACTAAGTCTAGGTCATGCTGAGTAATCGGGCGAAGCGAGCCGTCTTGGCAGCGAACAAGGGTTATTTCAGCCGACATGATTAATTGCACCCAACGAGCGGCGCAGCTTTGCAGAGATTTTTGAATACAATGCCGTTCGGTACGCGTTCAGGCAGGTGATCGAGCGCGTAGACAATGGCGTCTGGCCGGGCATTAAATTCAGCTAATATTTCGCCCCAAGTGAGCTGGGCGTTTTCCACGCCACGGTCTAACCCGTTTACGACCCCTATGCAAAAAAAGTTGGCAGACTCTTGTCCGTAAGTAACTAGGAGCCTAGAAAATATTTTTTCGATCAAAGAAGCGTGAAGCGTTGGTGTCAAATTATACGCAATCATAGGTTTATCCTTGAGAAGAAATTAATTTAGGGTCTGGCAATTTGAGCGCCTTGAGAGCTTGGCTAAGCGATACAGCGCCTGTGCTTTGTTTCTCCCCTGATCGGTGAACCGACAGTGCTTGTTGTGTGTTGCCGATCAGTAGCGGCTCTGGTATGTCGTGGCCAGTTGTCGAGTTTCCCGCCTCGGTGATGCCTATTAGCTTTGACGGGTGAGAATCGGGCGGAGTGCTCAGATAGCCTCTGTAACGTTTTGTGAATTCGTTGCGCTTGAATGGCAGCTCGTCGATTGTGACGTTGCACAAATCCATCCAGCCACCCATGTCAGAAATGCAGCACATGATTATCAGTTCGTCGAAGACTATCGACTGGTACGGACCTGTTCGCTCTATTGCTCGTTCAACCTTCGACCATGCTTGCAAAGCCCTGCTGTCTGGGTCGCCTTCGATATGCCGCACAACATCGGCGGGCTTAGGCATAAAGCGCCCGTCGGCGGGGTTGTTGATGTGAGCATTAAGCGCCCGACCGATATCCGCCAAGTCAAAACGCATGAGCGCATTGAACGCCATGGTTATCGCCCCGTCGCTTGGTTGCTTGCCGTATATCTCACAAGAGGCCGTCCAAATTGTTGCAAATGAGTCGATATCTGATTGAATCATTTTTAAACCCTCGTTTGGTTATTTCATAATCGTTGCAACTGGTTCAAAGCTAAACATGCTCATCCGCTCTTTGATTCGTGAAACTTGCGCGGAGACTCGTTCATCGAACTGGGCGAATGTTTCCGGTTGAGGCCGTGATTTTGAGACAGGCGATAGCTTTGCCACGTTGTTGGAAAACTGTTCGAGCTTTTCGCCAGATCGACAAATCAGCTCGATATCATCGTAAACAGTCCCGGTGTCGTTTTGCCCCATGTGATGCGGTGATTTTAAACAGCCGTCGATTGCTTGCTTGATTTGATCAACGCCATAACCTTCCTTGAGCCTGGCAGAAATTCGCTGCCTACGCTTGGCAGTGAGTTTGGTTTGGTCAGTCCTGTTAGTTATTTTTACCCAGTAATCAAAAATTTGGTCAATTTGATTATTTAGCAAGCGGTTCCCGCCGACAGGAGGGGACAAAGGTTTTAAAATCTCTTGATCTTTGGTTTCTAGTTCTTTGGTTTCTAGTTCTTTGGTTTCTAGTTCTTTGGTTTCTAGTTCTTTGTTGCCTTTACACTCGGTTTCTTTTGGCAACCCACTGGAAACCGACTGGGTTATTTTGGGTTTTACATCATCGCTAACATGTTGATTCCTAGGGCGTCCGCCTTTGGCTCCATTTACCTTGTTGCGGCTTTGCATTTCATGGTAATTATTGATTTCACGATCAATGCGGCCATGTCTCCACCCGTCTTTGGTTGAAACAAAGAAATCCTGAAGCACATTGTTCAGCGCAGGTTCGTGCTCTGAACCAAGCGATAACCGACGCATAACCGACTGGGTTATTTTTGGTATTGGCTTTTCATCCAGATGATACCAGTCGATAAGTTGCCGGTAGATGTAATGTTCTATTGGCGAAAGGTGCGCAGTGTCTTTGCGGTAATCGCCTATGTTGAATTGATAGTAATGCATCAGCCACCCGCCTTTGCCTTGTCAAGCATTGATTTAACGCTGGCCCGATATTTCTTGCTTGCCAAAGCAGCGCAGGCGGTGCAAGTGTTATTGCATACAAATCGCGTGGTGCCTTTGCATGTTCGACAAGGCGCTCCCTGATAGCTGACCTCGTGACGTGATGCTGCCAAAAGACGTTCTTTGTTCATAATTTACCTCTATGTGTGTTTGTGTGGATTATAATATAGAGGCAATTATATCTATAGTCAACCACCAAGCGCACTATTCACTTTGAATATCTTTCTCACCCAAGGCGATAAACTCAGACGGCGGCAGCTTAAATATCGCGGCCAGCTTTTCGATGTTTTCAACGTGCAAGTTTTTTGAATTTGCCATCGCACAGGTGCGGGCCTTGCTTACTCCAAGCCTTTCTTTAAGCCAGGTTAAGTTTTTGTCCCTTTGAGCCAGCGCGACTTTGATTGATCTGCCTACGTTCATTTAATACCTCGTTAGTTATGGGATTGTTCAAGTTTATATTATAGCCAAATGATAACAATGTAAAGACGGCTATTGACCAGCGCAATAGACGGCGCTATAGTTAGTCCATACAAGCAACCAAGCAAGGGGCACGACATGACAGTCAGCAAACAAGAGGCGGTCACATTAACCGTATATTTTCAGCGAGAAATTGACACCGGCAGAGCAGCAAGCATGAGTGATTACGAGGCAGGCAAAAAAGACTGTGCGGAGGGCGTCCCGCACACAGATAGATCAGACGAATATAACCGAGGTTATTCCGAGCAGTACACAATCGAACAGATAGTCGATTCACTAACAGGGGCATGATATGACCGACAAAAAACAGAAAAGCGTCACTGGCTTGGAATTAATGCGCGAACCATTTCCTGCGCACCAGATCAGTAAATTGCCAAAGCCTACCAAGGCGCAAACCGAAGAAGTAAGGGCAAATTTCAAGGCGGGCATACGTTGCGAGATTTGCGGGACATGGCATCACCCTAAAGTCGTTCATCTTGATTATGTCGGACACGCCGCGCTCACTGACCGATTGCTTGAATGTGACCCGGCTTGGAACTGGGAGCCGTTAGCGATGGATGACCACGGTTTGCCGGTGCTCGATAGGGACGGAGGCCTATGGATTAAGCTCACCGTTTGCGGAGTAACTCGCCTTGGCTACGGTGACGCACAAGGAAAGCAGGGCGGGGACGCGATGAAGGAACGAATAGGCGACGCTCTGCGCAATGCGGCAATGAGATTCGGCGCGGCCCTTGATCTTTGGCACAAAGGCGATCTTCACGTTGAAGAAGAAGCAAAGCCAGAGAAGAATGCTCAGGAATCAGAATATTACCCAGAAGAGGAGTTTAAGAAGAACCTTCCGAATTGGGAGAAAGCAATTCTAACTGGGAAGAAAACAGCAGAGCAGATTATAAAAGTGGGTGACGCGCGAGGCATAGTCTTTACGCAAGAACAACATAAAGCCATTAAAAACATAGGGAGCGACCAACATGAAAATTCATAACGTAAAACAGGGCAGCGACGAGTGGTTGAAGCTGCGCGAAGGGTACTTTACAGCAAGTGAATCATCGGCCATTTTTGGCGAAAGCAAATACATAAGCCGAGCAGCCTTGATGAATGAAAAGAAAGGCATTGCAAGAAAGGTGTCTGACTACCTTCAAAAATTATTTGATGAAGGCCACGCAGCAGAAGAAAAGGCACGGGATTTGTTAGAGTTTGAAATAGCAGAAACATTCCAGCCAATAGTTGCCACGTTGGAAGTCGAAGGATTGCAGCTTCTTGCATCGCTTGACGGCATTAGCGAAGACGGTAAGACAGTTTTTGAGCACAAACTATGGAACGAAGTTCTGGCCGAAAATGTTAGAAACGAGGTTTTAGAGCCAGCCCATTACTGGCAGTTGGAACATCAACTCTTGGTATCTGGCGCCGAAAATGTTTTATTCGTCGTGTCGGACGGAACAAGCGCAAAACGTGAAAAGATGCACTACACGTCAAAGCCAGAGCGACGTGCAAAGCTGATAGCAGGGTGGCATGAATTCAAGAAAGACCTTAATGGGCACGAGCCGACGGCAAGGCGCGAGGTAATTGTTGCGCGAGAGCAGGAGAGCTTCCCGCTTATCACTTGCAGCGTAGAAGGCTCGATGGTTGTTTCAAACTTGAGCGAGTATATCCCGCTTATAAAAAAACTGGCTGACGAGCAAATGAGCCTAGTGCTTGATAGCGACCAAGATTTTGCGGACAAGGAAGTTTTCAATAAAAACGTCAAGGTTGGGCGGGAAACACTGAAAGCCAAGGCGTCGGACATTGAAAAGAAGTTCGAAAGTCTGGCCGAGTTCAATAGCTACGTTAAACAGGCCGACACAATCCTCCAGAAGCTACAGGCCCACGGCGAAAAGCAAGTAAAGGAAGCCAAAGAAGCCAAGAAGCTGTCAATAATCAATAAGGCCCAATCAGAACTCAACAAGCACTTGGCCGAATTGAGCGAAACAATAAACAATGTCCAGATTCCGAAGATGGCCGTGGATTTTGAGGCGGCAACGAAGGGCAAGCGTAACTTTGAAAACATGGAAGAAGCGGTGAGAGCCGAGCTGGTTCACGCGAAATTGGCAGCCAATGAGACCGCAGGAATTATCCGCAAGAATCTGGACAGTTTAACAGAGCTGACAAAAGACCATAAATTCCTTTTCAGCGATTACGCCACGTTGCTGCAAAAGAATAACGATGACTTGGTTAACCTGATTAAAGCGCGAATCGCTGAGCACGAAAAGGCCGAGGCCGAACGCAAGCAGCAAGAAAAAGAACGCATGGAGCGAGAAGCCAAGGAAAAGGCTGAGCGCGAAGCCCAAGCGAAGATTGATGCAGAAGAGAAGCGCATAAGAGAAGAAGAGCGCGCCAAGGTTCAGGCAGAAGCGGCGGCAGCCAAGGCCAAGGATGACGAAGCCAAGGAAGCAGAGGCCAAAAAAATCGCGGCAGAACAAGCGGAGCAGATGCGCAAGGACGCAGAAGCAGAAGAAAAAGTGAATGCAGAGGTCGCAGAAATCGAGAAGGCATTTAGCGATATGGGCATGGGTCAGAGGCCGGAGCTGGTGACATTTACGATTATTTGCCCGGAAATCAAGGCGGCAACCGTTTCAGCTATGTTAATCGACCACGGCGCGTCTGCGGATGATGAGGCGAATATTTATAAAGATGGTTGCGTTTATGTTTTTCACTAATCGCGCAATAAAATAGCAGAGCGCCGCTTGACGCAATAGCAAAAAGCGGCAAAGGTGGCGGCTGAGTTGGAATATTGCAAAGACGTGTGCGGCAAGGCAAACAAAACAAACAACACAGGGGAATAATGTGAGCGGAATAAATCGAGTAACGCTGATTGGGCGCATGGGCGCTGACGCCGAAATGAGATTATTGCCCAGCGGTGACGCTGTGGCGAATTTCAATTTGGCCACAAGCGAGACATGGAAGGACAAGGCAGGACAAAAGCAGGAACGCACCGAGTGGCATAAAATATGCGTCTTCGGGAAATTGGCTGAAATCGTTGGTCAATATACCCGTAAAGGCTCGCAGATTTATATCGAGGGCAAGCTACGCACGCGAAAATATACGGACACGAGCGGCACAGACAAATACAGTACAGAAATCGTGGTGGACATGGGCGGCAAAATCCAGTTGCTTGACAGCAAGCAGGACAGTCAGCCAGAAGCGCGGCAAAAAAGTGCGCAGCAGAGCGGAGAGGCCACGGCACCGAATGGCGCATACGTTGACCCTTATGATGGAAGTTTTGACGATGACATCCCTTTTAACTGAATCCCCTTGTAGGCAGTAGACGCGACTGCTAAGCCCTTGGGATGTAAAATATAAAGGGCAATCGACATGAAAAGATGCTTTAAGTGTGGCGCGGAGAAGCCGCTATCTGAGTTTTATAGGCATGCACAGCAGAAACAGAGCAACTAAGGGCAGAACGAGACCTAGCTATAAAGTTTTTATCCCAATGGTTCGCAGCGGTAACGGGTGAGAATGCATGCGCTAATTACTGGGAGAACGTTTTTTTCGTGACGATGCACGGAGAGCACGCAATACGTGGCTTGCTTGATGAGGCAATCGAGCGAGAGTTTAATTTAAATAAGGCAGGCGAATAGTGGCACGAAGAGCGGCCAAGATTGACGACAACCAGACAGAGCTGGTAGGCATATTGCGCAGCCTTGGCATGTGTGTCGAGATCACCAGCGCAGCGCACGGCGGCATGACTGATTTAGTGGTGGGCTATGGCGGCATCACTGTGCTGGTCGAGGTCAAGGACGGCAAGAAAGCGCCGAGCGACCGGAAGTTGACGCCTGCGCAAATAAGGTTTCACGAGAGGTTCCACGGGGCCATAACGGTCATTGAAACCATCGACCAAGCCTTTAAGCTGGCAAGCGAGATCAGAGCGGTGGCGGCGATAGTAAAACCGAACTGGGATATGGGCGCGGTTGCATATATAAAAAAACGATAATTCAAAACGTGAATAATACCGGCTATAATGCGCCAATGTTGTAACTGTAATGCGAGGGGCGTATTATTTATGGAAGAAAAAGACCCGTCGGCGGCATCTTTTGTCATCGAGCAGTTAAAGCTGGCCATGCCGTATATCACAACAATTCTCTTGGCGACATTCGGCGGCATAGTGAATCACATCACGACGATGAGAAAGAAGAAAGCGGCGTTTAAGGTGCGAGAACTGGCGTTTGATATTATCGTCTCGACATTCGCTGGACTGATAACGTTCTATTTCTGCGAAGCTGCAAGCATAGATGGGCCGTTGTCAGCCGCTTTAATCGCAATATCCGGGCATATGGGGACAAGAGCCATTGCCGGGTTCGAGATTGTCTACACCCGGCTGGTAGGCATCAAAAAGTAGCTACAAGCAAATTTCATCATATAGCCCTTTGAAATCAGGCCAGGCGCCAGATCGCACCATTTCACAGTAAAGTTCTTGGGAAGCGAGCTGGTCGTTATAGTCCATGCTTGACACGATGCAGACGAGCACAAGTAGCGTCAAACCGGCACAGATGATAAATTTAAGATCGCTTAATCTCATTCTACCGTTTCCTCATTATCAATTTTTGTGATTGCTGCTTGTAAATAGTTCGCCATATCCAATGCTTCTTCAAGCGCGTGCTGGAGCCATTCGCGCAGCGTCAGCGGGTTATCCACAGTGGTGACGCCGTACTTTTTTAGGCCAACGATTGAGCGTTGCAGAAGCAAAGCACGGTTTTTCTCGACGTTAGGATCGGGCGAAACCTCGAGCCGGTGACTCGGTGGTTTATCGCAATTACTGACAGAGCCATAATGCCGAGAGTGCCAACATTCAAAACATAAGCAGAAGGTCATAAAGCCCCCTCGTTTAATGCTGTACGTTTCTGTTGTCCCACGCTTTAATAAGCGCGTTCATCATAACTATGCGCCCCATTTCCGTTTCTGGCCATGTTCCTGCTACAACCCTATCTGAAACAAAGCAGGCAACAAAAGACGGAATCGACATATCGCAAGGAGTGTTTTTTACGTGGCTTGCTCTTTTTTCTGTGCTCGTTTCCATGATTAATGTTCCATAAGATTAAATTTTAGACTTTACCCACTCGCCGTTTTCTGATTTCTCGACCTCGACGACTTCACCCATTCCGACCGCGCTGACTAAATCGCCTGCTTCGTCGATATAGACCCACCCGGCCTCTGTGTCAATTTTGCCTGTAACTATGTCCATATAGACGGGTTCGCGCTCTGCGCTCATTGTGCGTTACTCCTTCTTTGCGTTTTGATGATTTAAATATAGCGCACGCTATTGCCTATGCCAACAAATAAGATAGAGATTAATAATAAAATAGACTACAAAATAGAATGTGGATATAATTAGCAAAACATAGGAGGGAGCGAATCATGGGAAGGGTGATGGTTTACGCAATGGCAGCAACAGCGGCGGCGAGTATTGTGTTTTGGTCGTGGCTGGTGATGTATTTGGTGGAGCTGATAGGATGAATAAATTTAAAATAACGGCAAACAACGCAATCAAGAAAGTGAAGATTATCAGGGAGACAGAGCAGTGTGTTTTCTTTAAAGACAAAGACGGTAAAGAGTTTATGGAGCGCAAAGGAGCCACCTATTTTTCGACATGGGAATTGGTGTATTGGCTATAATCTTCCAAAACCATTAAAGGGGGTCGTTATGATTAGAATACTTTTAGCCGTTGTGCTTGCTCTGGCAACATCGACAGCATTTGCAGCAACATATCAGACAATCGAACAATGCTGGGACGCGCCTACTGAACGCGAAGACGGCACGCCACTGGCGGAGTCGGAAATCAGGGGCTACACGATCAACATACAAATCGGCCCCGGTGCGCCTTTCCAGCTTGGCGGTGAATTTCCAGCGACCACAAATTGCGTAAACTATACGCCGACCGCGCCAGATGTAGCCTGCTTCACCGGCACAACAATCGACACAGAAGGCAGGGAAAGCGCGCTGGCTGAGCAGGTTTGCAAAACTCCGGTTGCCATAATCACGAGACCCAAGCCGCCACGCTGGAGGCTGTTATTTAACGCCAGAATTCACCGCGCGGCCGAAGGCCGTCCGGTGGAATGACTTGTTAGGGGACGGCGATGCGATGCACGAAATGCGGCCATGACAAGCCGGATGCCGACTACCACAAGCACGCAGCGCGGAGCACTGGCCTTGCAGCATGGTGCAAAGCGTGTTGCGCAGACAACATGCGGAAGCAGTACGAGAAGAATCGCGACGAACGGATTGCCTACGCGACCGAACGGAACCGGGCGAACCCGAACCGCTCGGAGATTGCGCGGCGACACTCGAAGCGAACAATAGACGAGCTGCATGACAGTTATGTGAGGCGGAAGATTATGCAAACCAGCCGAATACCCTACAGGGAAATACCGCAGGGGCTTGTTGATGTGGTGCGCGAACTAACCAAACTGAAAAGGGCGATAAATGAAAAACTGTGACGAACTGCGGCAAGAACTGGCGCTGACCTTTGAGAAGTTGAAGGCAGGGGAAATCAAACCCGGCGAGGCGGCGGAACTGGCGAACTTGGCCGGGAAGATGATCGGTAGCGCAAAGGTGCAGGTTGAATACTACGTGTTGCGCAAAGAGTCACCGCGCATCAACTTCTTGGAAGCCTCGCCCTGTCCCGATAGGTTGGGGAGTGCGGAATGACACGTCAATGCCCTTCATGTGGCGGCTTCTGCAAGAAGTCAGGGTGCGAACGTGAGAACGCCCCAATCATCACCAGTTCGGACGTGATTGCCAGCCTTCAGATGGCGCTATCACAGGCAGAGGCCATGATTGAGCGCCAGCAACATGTAATGCAGCGCGCAATGGCTGCGTGGGACACCGCGACGCACCAAAAGAGCGGTGACGGTCGTCTGTTGCAGTGCATGGAAGAACTGCGGGCAGAGTCACATAACGCTGAGGTAAGCGGAGAGCCGATGCGCAGCGTAGGCGAAATAGTCCGAGAGTACAGAAGCCGAGAGATAGAGGGGGGCGCGGCTGACGCCACGACGAGGCTGCTGCTGGAAGCGACCGAGGAAATCGAGAGATTGAGAGGCTGCCTGCGCGCCCAGGAGGACAGGGATGGGCGAATGGGAACACATGGGGAGGGGTGTTACGCCTGGGGCAGAGGCCACTACGAGTGCGCGCTTAGAGAGATTGAACGGGTAGAGTCTGATTCAGGGACAAAAACCAGTTCCGCAATTCCAAAATAATATAAAGGAAGTCTTGCATACTATTATTTATCAGCTATACTTTGTTCGCTGACCGGGGATTACCCTCGATCTGGAACCGAATCAAGGAGAAATGTGGTGATTATTAACCTGACCCAACACCAGGCCACCCCTGACCAGATCGCCGCCGGGGTGGTGGATCTGCCCCAGTCCGGGCGGGAGGCTCTGGCCGAGCTGCTCACGTTCGAGGAACTGCCCGACCTGGACGATATCCAGGACCGGGCGGAGGCGCTGGTTTTGCTGGCGTTCCACAACGACCTGGAATGGGATGATGTGGATGATCCGTTCCCCGAGCAGGCGATGATCGGCGGCGCCCCGTGGTTGATGGAGCCCCTGGCGAAGCGCCTGCGGGCGCATGGGATCATCCCACTGTTCGCGTTCTCTCGGAGAGAGTCGATCGAGCAGGTGCAGCAGGATGGGAGCGTTAGAAAAACCAACGTGTTCAAACACGCTGGATTCGTGGAGGCAAGAAAGTGAGCGTTAAACAACACCCTGGCCCAGGCCGCCCCAAAATCGACCCCCTGCTGCTTAAAATCCCGGTGGGGTACAAACTCCCCCGCTGGATAGTTGAGTGGCTTAGGAATGAGGTGCAACCGCAGGAGCAGCATCCGCCGCCGTCATGATTGAGGCGGCACTGCGGGCGCATTACAGCCTGAAACCGCCAGAAATCACAAGCGGCGAAAAAGAAAGGAGTACACGATGAACATCAAGCATGAACGCACCTATACCAAAAAGGTTATGTGCCGCACCAGCACCAGCGGCGTCAACGTCTGGGGGTTCATTGAGGCTCCGTTAGACTCTGCATTGGCCGGGCAGACGGTGCCCTGCCTGATCGACAAATACGCCAGTGAGGAGCTGGCGCGCTTCGATCACCCAGATATCGAGGGATTCGCTGATGATTTTCCAGATGCCCGCGCCGACATCATCACAGCCGCCAGATCGATAAAGTTCAACCACTCCCCGCTATTTGAGTTGGTTGCGGCCGGGGTGCTCATTGCCGGGGTTCTGGCGCTGCTCTTTGTTGCCGGGTGCAGCGACGCGGCATATGAGGAGCGCAAACAGCATGAGCTCTATTGCGATATGGTATCAATCTGGGAGGCTGACGAGGCCAAGGGAATCCGCGCTGAGGAACGTTCCGGCTGGCCGCCGTATAAGGGGGAGTGCAAGTGAACACCAAAGAAGTCCTGAGAGCAGTGCGTGACGCCGAGGAGGATTGACGATGGAATGGCAACCGATTGAAACCGTACCAGATGAACTAGCAGTGGATGTCTGGATTGGATCGATGGACAACCCGGAGTTCGGGGCGCGGGTAACGTCTGTTCATCGCATTGGTTCGCGGTGGTTTGGCATCCCTGATTACTACAAAACGGAGCGGGTTAAGGCTACGCACTGGATGCCACTACCAAAAGCCCCTAATGCCCCGATCGAAAGCACAGTTACGCAACAGGAGGCGAAATGACACCAGAACAGCGAATTGATGCGGCCCTGGACTCAGTGCTTAAAGCATCTGGCTCGGCGCTGAGACACTACACGATGCCGAAGTCGCTGGCGGATATGCGCGAGGCGATGCGCAAGGCGATGTTCGACGAATACATCCGAGGATTAAATGAAAGCATATCGAAAAGACGGCCGCCTGGTGATCGAGATCAGTGGCGAAGCAACGACATCTAGCGACTTGCTAGGCGTCATTTACCACAAACAATGCCGCGACTGTGGGCAATTCCTGCCGCGTGACAGGTGGGTGAGGACCGATGATCCGTACAAGGCACACGGACTATGCAGAGATTGCGGCATCATGTACGACGATCCAGCGTTCATGTGACGCCTAACGCTGGAATTAACGGGCGCTGAAGGCGTCCCGTTGAATGACTTGTTAGCCGTCATGCGGCTTAGGAGAAATTATGAAAACGAGACATACCCCCGGCCCATGGAAAGCCACGAAAGACCCGCACGGACACCGGGATGACTACTGCATCGGGATGGAAACGGACGTTGCAAGAATTGACCGAGTTGCTGTTTGCTCAGAATGCGATGCGAGTTTGATTGCCGCAGCGCCTGAATTGCTAGAGGCGGTTGACCGAATGTTGACATGGAACCACGGAGGTCAACGAGCAGAAGACGTGGCTTTTGCGCGTAGGGCATATGCGAAAGCATTGGGTATGACTGCTAACGTAATATATACGACACCCGATGCGGAGTAGCGCATGAGTAATGACGACGATATGAGTCCGACGCGGTTCTGGATTGTGATAGCATTGATCATATGTTCAGAGCAGTTGATAAATTTACTTTTGATGTAGTTGGTGCATATGAAAAACAGCGAAAAGGCCATAGCATCTAATCGAAAAGCTCAGGAAACTTTCGGGAGCGGCAGCGCGAACTTGGCCGCACGCCTTCGCAAGCTGGCCGATGAGATGGACGATATTGCGGTGACGATGGATTACTACGGCGGGCTTGCCGAGTGGTCGAGGCACGGCAGAGAAATTGCCGGAGCAGGAGAGATTGCACGGCAATGGGCCGGAGAGATTGAGGCATCTAACGCAGAATTAGGCCCGCTGGTGGATCGCCTGTAACCGCAATAAAACGGACAAAAAGGAGGGGAATGTATGCCGTATAAATTTGGAAAGCGATCACTGGAAAACTTGGAAGGCGTCCATCCTGACTTGGTGAGGGTGGCGATGCGTGCTCTTGAAATCAGCCCGTGTGATTTTGGCATAACCGAGGGCTTGCGCAGCAAGGAGCGACAGGAGCAGCTGGTCAAGGAAAACAAAAGCCAAACCCGATTTAGTAGGCACATAACGGGGCACGCGATTGACGTTGTTGCGTGGGTGGGCGGGGAAATCAATTGGTCATGGAATTACTACGAGCAAATCGCCGGAGCAATGAAGCGATCCGCGCATCAGCTTGGCATAGGTATAGAGTGGGGCGGCGACTGGAAAAACTTTCCCGACGGAGTTCACTTTCAACTTCCAAAACAGGACTACCCTTAATGAAAAAGCGATGGTGGAAATCAAAAACAATTTGGCTAAACGGCGCAACCGGCGTACTCGTTGCTCTTGAACAGTTGGCCAGCGTATTACCTCCAGCAATGGCCCCGCAATTATACATGGGCCTGTCAGTGTTTTTGCCAGCGGCTAACTTTGCGCTGAGGTTGGTTACCGACAAGCCGATAGGAAAGGACGCCTAAGCTGCATGGAAATAATTGAACGAGACATAAAAACGCTAATCCCGTACATAAACAACGCCCGAACGCATGACGCCGAGCAGGTGAAGCAAATCGCCGCAAGCATTAGAGAGTTCGGATTCAATAACCCTGTTCTGATTGATGCGGATGGCGGAATAATTGCCGGGCATGGACGGGTTCAAGCGGCGCAGCTTCTAAACTTGGAAACAGTGCCGACGATAGAGCTACCGCATCTCACAGAAACGCAAAAGAAAGCGTACATTCTGGCCGACAATAAAATCGCGCTCAATGCTGGCTGGGATATTGAATTGTTGCAGCTTGAGCTGAAAAGCCTAGTTGAAGATGATTTCGATATCACGCTAACCGGCTTTGATCTGGACGACATTGCAGATGAGGGCGAAGAGGCACAGAGCGAAGCTACCGCAGGCAAAGGAAGTCTGGCCGATAGGTTTATAATCCCGCCGTTCAGCGTGCTTAACGCACGGGAAGGTTGGTGGCAAGATAGAAAAAGGGGTTGGCTTGCGTTAGGTATTAAAAGCGAGCTAGGGCGTGGGGGGGGTATGAATAAACCCGGTCTAACTTACGGAGCAGGAAATGCTTTAAGCGGTGAAATAGACGACACCAGCAGCAAGATTCTTGCTGCTGGCTCAGGCACAAGCATTTTTGACCCTGTGTTATGTGAAATTGTTTATCGTTGGTTCTCGCCTGTAGGCGGGCTAATCCTTGACCCGTTCGCTGGCGGCTCTGTGCGCGGCATTGTTGCAAGCAAGTTGGGGCGGCAATACATCGGGCATGAGCTAAGGGCGGAGCAAGTCGCGGCCAACGTGATACAGGGTGATGCAATTTGCGGTGATGAAGAATTTGTTCCGGCGTGGATATGCGGAGACAGCCGGAATATTGATAAAACATGCGCCGACGTAGACGCGGACATGGTTTTTAGCTGCCCGCCGTATGCCGACCTTGAGGTGTACAGCGACGACCCCAGCGATTTAAGCACAATGAAGTATGATGACTTCAAGGTGGCATACTTTGAGATTATCAAGAAAGCGTGCGACCGCTTGAGGCCGGACAGCTTTGCTTGTTTCGTTGTGGGCGAGGTTAGGGACAAAAAGGGGAGTTATATAGATTTTGTCGGTGATACGGTTCAGGCATTCAGGGACGCAGGACTGGAGTATTATAACGAGGCGATCCTTATAACGTGCGTCGGGTCGCTGCCAATCAGGGCGGGGAAGCAGTTCAGCGCAAGCCGGAAGCTAGGCAAGACGCATCAAAACATTCTTGTTTTCGTTAAAGGCGACGGCAAAAGGGCCGCGACAAGATGCGGCGTGGTTGAGGTGGACGAATCAATGCTTGATGCCTTGGAAGAAGAGGCGGCGACAGAGCAGAGGCCTTATGGCGACGAGCTATGACCCGCTGCCACCGCCAGTAGTCGAGAGGGTTGGTCGATTCTGGGTGGTGCGAGATGATTACCTCCCCGGCGGGTCAAAGATGCGCTACATGCTGCCGCTCGTCGCTACAATGCAGGAGTCGGAAATAGTTTACGCCTCGCCCGCTGTAGGGTATGCGCAGATTGCACTGGCGCATGTTTGCGCTATATTGGGGAAAAGGGCTGTCATATTCGTGGCCAAGAGAAAGACTCCGCACCCAAGGACACTACAGGCAAAGGCAGCAGGGGCGAAGGTGTACCAAGTGCCCCACGGATATTTAAACGTTGTTCAAGCGCGCGCCAAGAAATACGCGCAGGACACCGGGGCAAAGGTGATCCCTTGGGGGGTGGATATGCCGGAGGCGCTGGCCCACTTTGCAGAGGCGGCGCGAAGCATGGACATAAACCCCAAAGAAGTTTGGGCGTGTAGCGGGAGCGGGGCGCTTATCAGGGGATTACAGCAGGCGTGGCCAGGCGCATCGTTTCACGCTGTACAAGTGGGAGCTGCCCCGAAGGTAGGAAGGGCGACGCTATACAAAGCGCCGGAGAAGTACGAGCAGCCAGCAAAGTACCCGCCTCCTTACCCGTCATGCGATAACTACGACGCGAAGGTCTGGCAGTTTGCAAAGCACAAGGCAAGTGAGGGCGCGCTTATATGGAATGTGGGACGCTAGAGCTTATAGGCGTCGATAAGCGCCTGTTTACCGGCTGCAATGCATGCCTCTGCGTCTTTGCCTATTTGGGCGAGAAAGCGCGGGTTATTGTAGGCAGTTTGGGCATCAAGCACCGCGCCGCGAATAGACCCGAGGCGCTGAAACTTTGAGGCGATAGATATGGCGCGCTTCCAGTCACCAAGAGCAGCGGCGTCTTTAAGGGTTTGGAGTTTAGTTATCATGGCGGCCTCGTTGTTGGTTGTTACAATATACAGCATAACTATAGACCAAATATATAGGAAGTGTTGAAAGAAGCAAGAAAAAATGTTTATTAATGGGGGTCGCTAATGGCGACAAAGAAGAAGGCAGATAAACAAGCAGCAAAGAAAGCGGCCAAATCTAAACCTGAAAAACCCACGCAAATAAAAGGCGCAGGCTATGGGGGGGCGCGAAAAGGGGCAGGCAGACCGGCGTTTGTGCCAACTGACGAAGAGCGCAAACAGGTTGAGGCGATGGCAGGGTACGGCATACCGATTGATCAGATAGCCGTCTTAATCAGGCAAGGCATAGACCGCGACACTGTGATGAAACACTTTAATTATGAGCTTAAAGCAGGGAAGGCAAAAGCCAGCCTGAAAGTTAGTCAGACGTTATTCCAGAAGTGCACAGTAATGCAAGACACTGGCGCACTGGTCTGGTGGACGAAATCACAAATGGGCTGGAAAGAACACCAAGCGCCCCCTGTTGTGATAGAGACAAGTCGCGTCATGGTGGTGAAAGATCACGGCACGGACGACGACTGGGAAAAAAAGCTGAGAGCAAACCAAGAAAGGCTACGCAGTGCAGCTAAACACTGACCGATCAAGAATAATCGTTTGGGAGCCCATACCGGGCAGCTCGCAGGAGCTTGCGCTTGATACCCGCTGCGATCATACGCTTTTTCACGGCACACGCGGCCCCGGCAAAACAATCACGCAGGCCATGCGGTTCAAAAGGCGCGTTGGCCTCGGGTACGGCAGCTATTGGCGCGGCATCATTCTAGACCGTGAATACAAAAACTTTGCTGATATTGTTGCCCAGACTAAACGCTTTTTTTATTCATTCGATGACGGCGCAAAGTTCCACGAGTCGGCTAGCGAGTATAAGTGGGTTTGGCCGACTGGCGAGGAGTTGCTATTCAGGCACGCCAAAAAACTATCTGATTATGACGGCTTTCACGGTCACGAATACCCTTTCATTGGATGGAACGAGTTAACCAAGCACCCGACCGGCGAACTTTACGACAAAATGATGAGCACAAACCGCTCGTCTTTTATTCCAGAATTGCACACGCCACGGCGGCCAGATGGCAGCTATGACACGCCAGACAGCTTGCCCTTGCCGAATATCCCGCTCGAAGTTTTCAGCACAACAAACCCGCACGGCCCCGGCCATAATTGGGTAAAACGGCGCTTTATCAGTTGCGCAGCAAGTGGCGAGGTGGTGCGCCGGACTTCAACTGTTTTTAATCCCAAGACGCAGCAAGACGAAGAGATTACAAAAACACAGGTGGCAATTTTTGGCACATACCGCGAAAACGTCTACCTTGATGCAAAATACATTGCCGAGCTTGACCGGATATGCGCCAACAACAAGAACTTGCGGGCGGCATGGCTGGAAGGCTCGTGGGATATAACGGCAGGCGGTGCCCTTGATGATCTGTGGTCGGAGGATGTTCACGTATTGCCGCGCTTTGCTATACCGGAAGGCTGGCGTATTGATCGGGCGTTTGATTGGGGATCGTCGCACCCTTTCAGTGTAGGATGGTTTGCCGAGGCGAACGGCGAGGAAGTGGATATAATCGTTGGTGACGAGGTGCGCAAATTCTGCCCAGCGGCGGGGTCATTGATTCAGCTCTATGAATGGTACGGCACCGATGAAATCGGCTCGAATAAGGGACTAAAACTTTCCGCGACAGCGATAGCGCAGGGCATACTTGACCGCGAAGAGTCCTTGATTGCTAACAAGTGGATTCACACGACGCCGAAGCCGGGGCCAGCAGATAATCAGATCAGCGACGTTAGGGAAAAGGACGTTGAGACTATTGAAACCAAGATGGCCAAAAAGGGCGTTCACTGGATTGAGTCTGACAAGTCGTCGGGGTCAAGGAAAATCGGCCTGCAATTAATCAGGGATAGGCTAGAAGCGGCAATAACCGGGGAAGGGCCAGCCCTTTACTTTATGCGCAACTGCATCGGCTCAATAGAAACGCTGCCATCATTGCCGCGCGATGATGTAAAACTTGACGACGTGGACACGAGCGCAGAAGATCACGCCTATGACATGGTGCGCTATAGAGTGCTAAAAGGCGCAAAGAGAGCCGCCACAAATATTAAAGTCACAATGGCCTATTAAGGGAAAAAGTTATGCCAAACGTTGCATTCATTCGGCCAGAGTTATCAAAAACACTTCCACAGTACCAGCTGATTCGTGACTGTATATCGGGCGAGCCAACAATCAAGGCTGCAAAAGAGCTGTATTTACCCCGGCCCAATGCAGCAAAAGAGGCAGAGGGGCGATATAAGGCCTACCTACTACGCGCTGTTTATTACAACGTAACGCGCCGCACGCTGAATGGTTTAGTGGGGCAGGTGTTCATGCGTGACCCGGTGATTGAAGTGCCAGCATTACTCCAGCCCGTCGTCGATAACGTAAACGGTGGGGGGGTGAGTCTTACGCAGCAATCGAAAAAGACGCTTGGCGCAACACTGGCGTATTCAAGAGCTGGTTTGCTGGTTGACTATCCGGCGACCGAGGGCGGCGCGTCGCTCGCTGACCTTGCTAATGGGAGAATCAGGCCGACCATTCATGCCTATGGCCCAACCGAAATTATAAACTGGCGAACGATTGACCGGGGGGCAGAAGAAATTCTGTCTCTTGTCGTGCTGGTTGAGTCATACGCCTTTGCCGATGACGGCTTTGAAATGAAGATGGCGGCGCAATTCCGTGTTCTGCGACTCGATGAGGCGGGAAATTATAGGGTTGAGATATGGCGAGAGCCAACGCCTACGGCATGGGATGGCCGCAAGACGATAAAAGGCGGCAATTACCAGCTTCATGAAGTCGTTGCCCCAAAAGGCGCAGACGGTAACCCGCTGAGAGAAATCCCGTTCACTTTTGTCGGCTCAGAAAATAACGATCACGAGGTAGATGAGCCGAACTTTTACGATCTGGCTAGTTTAAATATCGCGCACTATCGCAACTCGGCAGACTATGAGGAGTCGTGTTTTCTTGTTGGTCAGCCCACGCCGGTACTCACTGGATTAACGCAAGAATGGGTGACAGACATTATTGGCGGGACGCTGGCTTTTGGCTCAGGCGGTTACATCCCGCTACCCGTCGGCGGTGATGCTAAGTTACTGCAAGCATCAGAAAGCAAAATGATCAAAGAAGCGATGGACACTAAAGAGCGGCAAATGGTGGCCCTTGGCGCCAAGCTGGTCGAGCAAAAGGAAGTCCAGCGAACAGCGACAGAGGCGGAGCTTGAAGCATCATCGGAAGGCTCAACGCTTGCGAGCACGGCAAAGAACGTCGAGGCCGCCTATATTTGGGCGCTTGAGTGGTGCGCGGCGCTCATGGGATTGCCCGAAGGCGGGATAACTTTCAAGCTGAATGACGACTTTGACATTGGAAAGCTATCGCCCGAAGCGAGAGCGGCAGCGATCAATGAATGGCAATCGGGAGCTATCACGTTTGAAGAGATGCGTGCAGTGTTGCGCAAATCAGGAATAGCCACCGAAGAAGACGACGACGCCAAGGAGAAAATCGCCTCTGAAACCGCCGCCGCTATGGCGCTGGCTATGCCGGAAAATGAGCCGGACGATGATCAGGAAGATAGCGGAGTCTGAGCGTGACTTTATCCGACAACAAAAGACTTTATGACGTAGCCACGCGCCACAAAGCCTATATTGAGGGGGTAAAAGCAGGATTTACCCCTTTATGGGATGATGCACAGGCAGAATTGAGTAACGAGCTATCCATCTTGCTTGGCCGTGTTCGCTATAAAACGATGGACGCCCTAACAAAGGCGGAGCTTAATAAATTGGTGGCGGCGCTTCGACTATCGCAAGCAAAGATTTACAGCCGGTACACGGACAAGATTCTGGCGCAGATGGAAGCGTTTATGGCGGCGGATTTGGAAGTCAGCCGCAGGACATACGCCTACACGCACATTGAATTATTTTCCGATAGCGAAAAGCCGCCGGAAATTCCGACCGACAAGAAAGCGATTGCGTATATCGAAGAGCAGAACAATGAACTTGGTTTAATCCCGTTGTTCGGGATTGCAGCAGTGGCAGGCAGCGACGACAGAATGTGGTCGGCAATAAAAAATACGCCATTACCTGCAAACGGAATGTACCTGTTGCCATTACTGAAAACATTTACAACCACGGCACAGGCAGGCACGGAAAACGCGATACGCAAGGCATGGGCGAACGGCGATACCGTGGAAGAAACGGCGGCCAACATTATCGGCACCAGCGCAAAGCAAGGCACGTCGTCACAGCTCCAGCGCGTAGCGGTACAGGCGGCGGCGGTTATATCAACAGCTATCCAGCACACGGCCTCGATGACTGGGGCCGGTGTATTGTCGGCGCTTTACGGGGAGTACGTGTGGCGCTCTGTGATTGACGGGCGAACCAGTGATATTTGCAGAGATAGAAACGGGCGGCGCTACAAATTTGGAAATGGGCCGCTGCCGCCTGCGCACATGAATTGCCGCTCACATATATCGCCCGTTGTTGGTCCAGATAACGCGCCAGACGAGGGATTTTATGAGTGGGCGGCGCGACAGCCGGAAGCGGTTCAGGATGATATTCTGGGCAAGGGCGCAGCCAGACCAAAAGGTGAGACGAAGTATCGGGCGAGAAAGGCGCTAACGCTCGATCAATACAAGCGCAAAGTAAATCTGATTTTATCACGCTGACCCAGTGGGCAGCACAATCGCTGAGGAGTCCTAGCAATGACACTAAAAAGAAAGTTAACAAAAGAAGAGCACGAAAAATTATCTGAGCACATCAAGGGCGAATATATCCAAGACGGTGAAGGTTTCCGGCTTGATGTAGATGGTGACGAAGACACTGGGGCATTGAAGCGAGCAAAAGACCGCGAGGCACAGCTACGCCGAGAAGCCGAGGCCAAGTTGAGAGAAGCGCAGGAGCAGCTTGACGCATTAGGCACCGATGATGCGCGGAAAAAGGGCGACATTGCAACGCTTGAGAAATCATGGCAGACGAAACTTGAAGCTCAAAAGTCAGAATATCAGGCAAAGCTGGACAAGCTGACCGACCACACAAAACGGCAGCTCGTGGACAATGTGGCGCAGCAATTAGCGTCGAAAATATCAACAGCACCCGCGCTGTTATTGCCCCACATCAAGGCAAGGCTTACCGCTGATTTTGACGGTGACGCGCCGTTGACGCGAATTATGGACAAAGACGGAAAGATTTCAGCGATGACGGTGGACGACCTGTCGGCTGAATTTATTGCCAACAAGGATTTTTCTGCTATTATCATAGGATCACAGGCTTCTGGCAGTGCCAGAACCAAATCGCAAAATACCGGCGGCGGTGCCCCGAGCAAACCAGACACCTCCGCCGATCTTGCGACGATGAACCCCGCACAACTTGCGGAGCACATAGCAGCAAGAAAGGCATAAATTAAAGGAATTTATTATGGCCTTATCAGACCTAGCTGTTTATTCAGAATACGCCTACGACTCCATGACCGAAGTTTTGGCGCAAAAAATCGACCTTTTCAATGCGGCATCAGGTGGAGCTATTCAGCTACGCGGCGCAGCACATGAGGGCGATTACTCAGACACGGCATTCTTTGCCAAAATTTCCGGCCTCGTTCGCCGCCGTAATGCTTACGGATCAGGCGCGGTAGCCGAAAAAGTGATGCCCCATTTAGTTGATACGATGGTAAAGGTCGCAGCAGGCACCGCGCCTGTGCGTCTTGATCCCGGTCAATTCAAGTGGATTCAGCAAAACCCAGAAGTGGCCGGTGCAGCCTTGGGCCAGCAATTAGCAATGGATTCATTGGCTGACATGCTTAATACCGCAGTGGGCGCGACTTACGCGGCGCTGTCTGGTGTTGCGGCTATCTTGCACAATGCCACCGGCTTGACTGCTCCCGAAGATACGATGAGCATGTCAAACCTTAATAAGGGCCAAGCAAAGTTTGGAGATCGCTCTTCTGCAATTGCAGCATGGGTGATGCACTCCAAGTCAATGCATGATCTGTACGAGAAGAACTTGGCGAACCTTGCCACGCTTTTCAGCTACGGCACTGTGAATGTTGCGCGTGATGCCTTTGGAAAATTGCTGATCATGACTGACGCACCGGCCTTGTTCTTGGATGAAGCTGGCGGCGTAGGCATTGACCATTACGTAACCTTGGGCTTGGTCCCAGGCGCCGTTGTTATTGACCAAAATAACGACTTCACCGCCAACGAAGAGTCCAAAAACGGCTTTGACAACATCACTCGCACCTACCAAGCCGAGTGGTCTTACAATATCGGCATTAAAGGCTTCTCATGGGATAAAACGAACGGCGGCAAGTCGCCATCAGACGCGGCGCTGGTTGTTCAAACTAACTGGGATAGATACGCCACATCTAACAAAGACCTGGCCGGTGTTATCGTTAAAACCAAGTAAGCATGAGCGGGGGCAACCCCGCTTTAAATTCAAGGGGTGTTAAAGATGAAACTGCCTAGAATCTTGTATTTTATAAACGGCATAGCGCCGAGCGAAAAGGATTTAGCGGAGGCGGAAAAAATCCAAGGCGTGGTGTCTTTTAGAAACGCTAAACATGTTTCAGAAGATTCAGGCGTCGAGACCTGCGACGGAGTCGCCGGTGCTGCGCCAGCATCTTATTCGAGTTTTCCAACTGCGCAAGAAGCCGTACAGGCTTACGTGGCGAGCGTGGATTCTCTGCGCAATAAAGTTGGCGATTCTAAAGCGCCTAAAAAGGGAAGTATTGATTCCGGCGTGTTCGTGCCCGGCAAAGTTTAATTATTTGAGGATAAAGCAATGGCTGTAATATATTCAACGGCTGTTAAAAGCGCCAGACTTAACGCTGTTACAAGTGCCATCGGCACAGCAGGCAAATTGGAAATTTGCACAGCGTCCTACACCACGGTTTTAGCTACAATTCCTCTGGCAAACCCCGCAGCGCCTAGCACTTCGACAGATGTGCTTACCTTTACCATGCCCCAGTCTGACCTAAGCGCAGATGCAGGCGGCACGGCGGCGATTGCGAGGATTCGCACCAGCGCTAACGTGGACGTTGTAACAGGCTTAACGGTTGGAACCGCATCGGCGGATATTATTATGCCAACGGTAACGATCGCAGCAGGCCAGCAGATTGATGTTTCAAGCGCTACAATAACACACGCCTCTTAAAATCTGACAAGACAGGGTTACCGATATGGCAATTAAAATCTATAAAACAACTAACCCTGTTGTGACTCTGCACACCCAAAGCGGCACGATAGCGGACGGGGCTTTTAGCACAATATCTTCGAGGCTTACAAGTTCTTTGCCGTCTGGTGGGCACGAAGATATGCCGCTCGGTGATTTTGAAGTGTACATACCCGGTCTTTCGGCAGCAACAGGAACCTTGCCTTATATCGAGATGCACGTTAGACCTTATTCGCTTGATGGGATAAACGCAGGCCCAGCACCCTCGTCAACCTATAATCGCATTATTAGAACGGTTGGCATCAGCCCTGTTACAACAGCACAATATATTGTTATCGATAACGTGCCTCTTCTTGGCGATGCGGATTATGCAATCAAGTTTGTCCTAGGCGGCACTTCTAACACGGTGATCACTGGCATGACGCTTAAAGTCAAGCCGTTTAAGTTTGGCTAAAACTTATGGCCACAGAGCGCGACCCTAGATTAGACCGATTACTACTTGCGCCAGAGCTGTTAATTCCCAACGCGCAGCCTCGCGGCAGACAGTTACGAATAAATCCCGCTGTAATTCCTATCCCGCAGCAAACGTTTGTCTATGCCCCAGGCATTAACGCAGTAGGTACACGCAATAACTATGGCGGCGCATACCTTCATACAAGCGATAATTATTTTTATACGGCAAATGCGCCCAAGACTTCCACCTTAGCCCTTACTGTAATTTTAAGGGCGATGCAAACCTCTGCTATTGGTAGCGCTGACTATCGTCGTTTTTTCGAGATTGGCGGCTATCAAGTTGGTGGTGGATTTTCGGTAGAGACTTATAGTTACCAAGAGAGGGTGCTCAGCTGGACAACCAGCACCAACACTGTAATAGGTGATAAGAACTGGCTCGATTTTGACCTAGGAGTTTTGCATACTTGTGTCGCAACCTTGGACGGTTCGACTATCAAGCTATTCAGGGACGGAACCCTTATATATTCGGGTTCGCTGACTTGGACGGCGCCAGATACTGGCAGGCTGTCCATAGGTGGCTCTACGGGAAGCGGCGGGGTAGGGGATAGAAACCTTTCTTGGGGCTGTAATCTATTTACGGCGGTTTTTGGCTGGGCCGCCTAGGACAAACTTGATTGCATAATCCGCATCGCCAAGAAGAGGCACGTTATCCATAACAATATATTGTGCTGTTGTAACAGGGCTGATGCCAACCGGTCTAATTATCCGGTTATATGTTGCCGAGGGTGCTGGGCCTGCGTTTACGCCAACA